GGCGATGCGTCGGGAGCACGGGCCATTGTACTGGCCAAGGTCCAAAGGTCATCACGGGCCGTGATAGTTGCGCCATCGGCGACCACGCTAAGGGCGTCAATCAGGTAATGCCTGGTCTCGGTCACGCCGTCGATGTCAATGACGTAACGCAGGCGCCGGCCGCGCAGCGTGCCGTAAATGGCTCGGATTTTCGGCCACAGCGTGCCTGACTCATACTCGGTGCCGGCGACTGCATATTGAATGTCGGCGCACTGCACGGTGATAGACTCACGTATGCCCATGCCCTCGCCCGGCGCTATGACGCCGGGCGCTACCGACACGCCGCGGATTATGGGCAGCACGTTGCTGCCGCTGGGCTCATCAATGTGCAGCAGTGTCAGCGTGCTGTATTCGTCAAGCTCAAGCTCAACGCGCTCGGTTACGGTACCCACGCACGCACCGAGAATGAAACAGCCATGAGGCCGCCGGCCTGATTGACCGGCGCAATGTTGCCGGCGAGCCAGCAGTAACCCACATCAGCCGGGAAGTCGAGCGGGCGCCAGGCAAAAAAGAACGCGCCAGTTATGGAGTGCTCGACAAACGGCTCGAACGCACCGCGGTACCAGGCCGACGTAAGATTGCGCAGCGCCACATCGGTGGCGAGGCCACCAGCTCGGCGCACGCGGCCGATGTAATGCCCGGTCTCACTAAAGCCCGTGCTTACTTCATCCTGACGCGCGAGCACGAGCGGCGTATGCCCCACGTAGATGCGCCGCTGTACGCGTAGGAGCTGGCCGACGTGCAACACGTGCAGCTCGGGCGGCTCGACAAACGGGACAATGCGCAGGCGCCAGTAGGCATGCTCAACGGTGTCGAATTCCACCATAAAAGCCTGCCCATCGCCGGGCACCAGCTCATCGGTGATATTGAGCCAGTCCATACCGTTGTCGCTGGCTTGCAGCTGCACCACGCCGAGCTGCAAATTGTGGCCGGCGAATGCGAAGTAATTAGCCGCCCCCGCGCCGTTGATTTGCACGTACTGCTCGGCCGTCGATGTCCCGCGCCAGCTCACATTAGTGGCCGGGCGGGCCAGATTGCCGACGGGGTAGCCGTCGGCCTCTTGCGTGGCCGTCAGATTCTCGATTGTCGCAATGCTATGGTAGCCGATGCGCGGGTGGTCGCCGCTTAGCGCCTCATCGCCAAACAGCAGCAGCTCGGCTGCGCTCAGCACCATGTTGCCGGTTATGACTATCATTCTGTGAGCACCACTTTGCCGCCATCGCGTTGAAAATCTAAAAGCCGCTGCGCAAGGTCCCGCACAGCGTCACCACTCAGCAGAGTGTTGGCATTGATACCTACCACTCTGAGCACCTGCTGCTGGGCTACTGGGAATCCGTTGACGGTCGGGCCGCCTGCCACGGTCGGCGTTGTGCCGCTGCCGAATTCAGTGCGCTTAATCGCAGCCACCTGGGCCGCGCCTTTCGCAGCTGCCGCGGCGGCCATCGCAAAGCGCAGGAATACTGGCAGCTCTTTGGCGGCCAGCGCGGCCGTGACTGCCTCATGCGTGTTTACTACGGCGTTCGCGATACTGAGGGCCTTGCTGACCTTGAACGCCCGTTTACTGTGATCGGACAGCGCGCCAAAGGCATCGGCAAAGTCAGCGATGACGCCGCGCGTGCGAGCACGCTGCGCGGCTGCCATTTCCTGCTCGCGTTGCTCCAGCTGCTCGCGGGCCTCGATCATGCGCAGGATATTTTCATTCTGATTTTCGCGCACGGCATCCTGGTGGGCCTTTAGGTCAGCTTCCCACTGGTCAAAGTATTCGGTGGTCTCCTGCCGCCGCAGAGCCTCGGCCATGTCGGCCTCATGGTCAAGGCGCTCCATTTCTTCCATGGACTCGATGACGGCCAGCTGAAACTCATTGCGCCGTTGCAGAGTCGCTATGGCGTCATCCTCGCCCGTGGGCTCGGCATCCTCGGAGAACGGCTTAGGCCGCTGGGCGAGCAGTATGCGGCGAGCTTCGCGCAGGTCCTCAAGTCGCTTTGCGTCGGCATCGCCGTAGTACACGCGGCCGAAAACTGTTTCCTTGAAGTTTCGGCCCTCATTCAGCTCAAGCCTTTCAATCTCAGCGTTAAGCTCGGCCAGGCTCATGGCCATGAGCTTGCTGTCGGTGAGTCCGATAAAATCGGTCAAGTGAATGGCCGCGTTCGCTATGCTGTTTTCAATCTTCGCCCACTCGACTGCGAGCGGGGCCAGCGCTAAGTCGCGCTGGAGCTGTAGCGCCTGCGTGCCTTTGTTGATGAGCGCAAGCCTGTCGGCGTACTCATCGGCACGGCGCACGGCCTCATTCGGTATGATGGCGCCAACAGCGCGGGCAGCGTCGATGATGGCCTGCTGCTGCTCACGCGCAGCCGCCAACGTCTCGACCAGCTGCTGGCCATTTCGGCCGAATGCTGCCGTAGCCGCTCCCACAGCCTGCTGCTGCGTGAGCGCTCCACTGCTCACGCGCTCGGTGAGACTGTCCCACACATCGGCGACTGATCGCACGTTGCCCTCGGCATCGCGGACCTGCACGCCGATGTTCTCCATGGCGTCGGTAAAATCTTTGATTGGCACGCCCGTGGCAATCTTGCCCAGATTGGCATTGAGCCTGACCAGGCCGGCGTCGAGCGCATCGGCGCTGCCGCCGGTTTGCTCGGCAATGATGCGCAGCTCTTGCAGGCGCTCGGCCGTCAGGCCGGTGCGAAAAGACATATCTTGCAGCGGCGCGACTGCGTTAGCCGCAGCCTCGCCCACGTCGGCGAGCTTCGAGGCCAGCAGCCCGATACCTGCCACGGCGGCCACCGGAATGGCTACCGGCCGGAATGACCGGAACGCGGAACTAAACTTGCGGTGCAGCTTGTTTAGCTGCTGACTGAGCCCCGAGTCATCTAGCGCCGTTCTAATAATCAGGTCGGACATATCAGCCCTTGCGCTTCAGCGCTGCTCGGTACTCGCCAAAATACTGCCGCAAGCGTGGCGCCATGGCTCGCTTAGCAGCCTCGACAAAGCGCACCGGCAATATGTGCTTAGTGCCGAATTCCAAAAACCGCCAGTAAAAAGCGTCGCGGTCCTTTCGCTTGCCGTCGGCGCTCGCCTGGTAGCGCTTACCCGTGCGCACCCGCACATCGACTGCCGGTGGCCTGCCGGCCTGGTCCCGCAGCGGCTTGACGTATAGCGCGCGGTGTAGCACACCGTCGCGCCTCGGGGCCTGCTTGCGCACTTCGGCAAGCGTGTCCTTTGCGACTGACTTGAGCATTGTCTGCGCAGCAGCACGGTGCTGCTGCGGAAACGTCGAGGCCAGACGCTGGCGCAGCTTGCGCTCATCGAAAGTAAGCAGCATGCCTAGCCTGCCAAGCCCGACGGCGTTAGCGGCTCTGCGCAGCCCGCTCATGCTTCACCCAGCCCGAGCGCTGCCCGTATCTCGGGGTCACGCGCGGCCTGCTGGTGCTTGGCGTCGGTGCGGCGCACGTCAAACACTGCCCACCAGTCGGCGGGCGTCGCTGTCCAAAAGTCGGCCGGCGGCAAGCCCCACCTTTGCCATGCGCGGTATTGATCCCATAGCATGGCATCCGCCGTCAGGCTTTTGGGCTTGCTGCGTCACTTTGCTCGGGCTCGCCGACTGGCGTAGCCGGCTGGCCCGCCGTCGCAAATGCCACCAGCACGTCAACGGCTGCGCTAATCACGGCTATGGGCTTGTGCTCGGCGGCGAGCTGCCAAAAGGCATCATGCGGTTTGCCTGTGACTATTGAAAGCACATCGACGGCGCGGGACGTGTTCAGCCCGAGCGTGCTGCTTGGCCGGGTCACATGCCCGGCCAGCAGCACATAGGGGTCATGGTCTCGGTCACAGAGCTGCTTGAGCCGCTGGAATTCCAGCGGCACATCAGCCGACCAGTCGCCCACCTGCACCCTTACTGACCGATTGCCCGGCATGCTACGCGGTCTCTAGGGGCTCGACGGTCATTTCGCCCGAGCTTGACAGCTCCAGGTCAACGGTGGCGGCATCCTCGGTCGGGTAGTTGAAAGTACCCGCGCGGGCGTTCCACAGCCCTGAGATACTGCGGCCATGCACCGGGTCATCGACACGGGCAATGATTTGCGTCACGCCGTTTTCGAGTATCAGCTGGCCCAGCACTCGCGTGGCGTCGCTGCGCCCCGCAGTGAACGTGCCGGCGAAGGTGAAGCCGCGCCGCGTCGGGACTGGTAGCGAACGCTGCCACCCGTCGTCGTCGTCGTCGGTGATGTCAGGGAATTCGGCGACGGGCGTGAGCGTTTTGTCACGCATCGCAAAGAGCGCCGGCTCTGACTCGCTATTCAGCGGGTCGGTGTTCACGTACAGCCGCGTTACGCGGCCGACATTTGCATTCTCGGTCATGGTCTCGGTCTCCTAGTCAGTGGGTTGCAGTAGCCTGGCCGTGAAAGTCACAGAGCCGCGCCGCGTTCGGCCATCGCTTTGCAGCTCGACGGGCTGGCTACCGTCAAGAATGAAAATCAGCTCGCCGTCATCCGACGCATAATGCAGCCGGTGCAGCAGTTGCACAAGTAGGTCAATGACCTGGTGGGCCTCTTTGCGCCCGCGGTACCGTGACCACACCTCAAGCTCGGCCTGGTACTGGGTCATGTGCCCGGTGTCTTTGTCATCGGGCATGTAGGGCGTCACCGTGATACGCCCAAAGACTACATACGGGAACGCCGTGTCAGGCTGGTCCGCCAGCGTCGCATCGGGCACGTCATCATGCGCCGCGCATGGCAAGGCAGCCACCGCGGGCGGCAGTATCTCGGCGAGGGCCTGGTGCACCAGCTGCAAGCTCATGGCGCTCGGCCTCGCTCAAGGTCCAAGTAAACCCAGTACGGGCTTGACGCATCGACTGTGATGATTGCATGCCGCAGGTCATTCCACAGCACTGCGTCGGACTCGCGCAGGCCGGCGCCGTCGATGGCGTGCAGGCGCGCGCGGAACGCAAAGAGCGCCGTTAGTCGCTCATCCTCAACGCGCTCGGTGGCCGACCTAGGCACTATGTCGGCCCAGGCAGTCGCCAGGGTCTCCCATGCCACAGTGCTGCCGCCAAAGCCATCGGCGATTTTAGTCGCGCGTTGCAGCGTGATCGGGTGGCGCATCGGGCCTGCGTGTGGGGTCGGCGGCATGGCTATGCGGTCTCCTGATTCGCCGAGCCAAACACTGGGAACATGATGCGCCGGCACACCGAGCGCACCCCCGACGTTATCGGGTTTGCGCCTGGGTCGATGTACATGTTGTGAACGGCCATGAGCACGGCCAGCTCATAGATGCGCTGATTCTCGGCGCCCATTTCATAAACCCATGTTTCGCCGTCGGGCAGGCTGTACTCCTGCGCGAGCAGCAGCTCAACGGCCTCGATGTACATTGTAATCAGCGCATCATGGGCCGTGTGCGTTATGCGCAGGTGCGCCTTGACCAGTGCGATGTCGGTTATCATGCGCTTGTGTGCTCCAAGGGGGCCACCACCTGGCCGCCCATTTGTACCTTAGTCTCAAGTATCAGCACGCGGTCAGCTACCTTGCGCAGCTCGGTGCGCACCCGGCGCAGCTCCGCGGTGCCGGCCTCGGCCGCCTCTTTTGCCTTGGCAGCGTCGCTGCGAATTCCGGCAACGGCCCACACCACAGCGACAATGCTCGACAGCGCGGTAATGACCGGCG